TTCAGCAAGAAATGATTCGTACACAACTAGTTGATAGATATGAAGATATAGTAGAAACTCAACTACCACCAGGCGCAAAAGAAAATATGCGTAAGTTGTTAAAGAACAATCCTTCTGCTGTTGATTCTATTGCTAACTCTCTAGGTGCTAAAACCAGCCTTTCCGCAAGAGTAGATAAAGAATTTATTAATGCTCAGTTTACCCCATCTAATTTAACTAAGATGTACGAGGCAAACAATCTAAAAGCCTCTAAAACATATAGAGCAATTGATATTACTGAATTAAATGATTTAGAAGTAGCAGTTGCTCACTTTGATAACTTTAGCATTCGTTTTTCTTACAATGGAAAGACAGTTGGAGACGGACAATATGTAAGTCCAGTGACTCCATTCTTCAGACATAATGCTTTAAAGACTGGCGGAGATTTTGAATTAGCCAGAAGAGATATATTAGACCAAGTAGGCGTACGGGCTGACTTAGATTTAAATACATTTGATAGTTTTAATCCTAAGAAAATAAAAGATTTTAATAAACAATTCAGCACAACTGTGTATTATCGCCAACAAGGTATGACTGAGGCAGATATTGCCCGTGTTCACGTAGATAATATGTTGATTGATATGTATAACACCTTCCACGGTGGACCTAACTCATATAATCAAAAACTATATGACGCAATTGTTGACCGCCATAAAGGATTATACGGATATAAAGTAAATTATAAATCAATTTCTGGTGGAAATGCTGGAAAAGGCACTCCATTAGGAGATGCAAAAGACATTGCTATGCGAGCAGAATCAAATGCAGCAATAGTTGAACTTGTTGATACAAATATTCAAAAAAGTATTATTGAGGCTAATCCTAAAGGCATTGGAAAAACTTCAAGCGAAACAAGTTTATTAAGACTTGGTCCAGCAACTGGTGATTTATCTGGTAAAACTATTATGCTTGCTAGAAATGGTAAACTTTCTGGTAAAGAATTAAGACCTGAAACAATTAGAAATATAATTGACGCAAATGAAGCAGGTGCTAAATTTGTTGTTGGTGATATGCCAAATGTTGATAGTCAATTCCAAGATTTATTAAATAAAATTGAGGCTAATTACACTGTTTATCATACAGGTACTCAGCCAAGAACTGGTACGGTAGAAAAACCTAAGAAAATGGTTAAGGCTGCCTGGGCAAAAGCCTCTGCTTCCCTAACTGAAGATGAGTTTTTCAAACTTACGAAGGGATATCGCCCAACCAGTGGACAAATTAATACACGTTTAGTCTTTATGGGTGGAGATGCAGACCTTAAAGCCCTAGAAGATATTGAGGGAAATAATGCAATCCTAGGTAAATTCCAAAATTGGGCTATGGATGTAATGGATGCACAGGTAAATGGTCTATATCGCCAACCTGCTCTTTGGATTATGTACTCTAAGTATATGGATGACCTTGCTCCATACGAGAAAAAACTTGTTACTCAGTATAAAAATTTAATTAAACAAGATAATCCATTGATTTCAGATACTAAAGTTGCAAAACTGGCAGCGGCTCAGGCAGAAAAGCAAGTAGTAGAATTGGCTTGGAATGGTGCAGTAAATGAACTAATAACATTTGCTGATAATCCAAACATTAAAAGCAATTTTGCAGTATCTGTTCGTTCCGTTGGTCGTTTCTATAGAGCAACAGAGGATTTCTATCGCCGTATATATCGTTTATATACAAAGAAACCACTACAAACTTTATATCGTTTGAGACTGTTACACACAGGACTACAAGCAAGTGGTGATGTATATGAGGATGATAAGGGAGATTTATACGTAACTTTCCCTACAGATATTATTATTAACTCTGCAGTAAATCCTATTATAAGGGCACTAAGCGGAGATGATGATTTCAAGATACCATCCTTTAATGACTTTGCTATTAAGTTAAGATTAATTAATCCATCCTTTGCCCCTGATGCTGGTCAACCAGCCTTTAGCGGTCCAGTAGCAGCGGTTAGTTTACTATCATTAAAGTCTTATTTACGTGAACTATATCTTTTACCAGCACCTATTAAAAGATTTTTAGAACCATACGCAAGTAAAACTGCAGATGCAATTAACAATATAGCCCTTGGTAATATAGGTAAGAACCTAGACCTACGTGAGGCAGTAATGCCATTATTAGGTTCTACAATTTGGACCAGCCTATCTCCTACAGAAGCAGATAGACAAAAGTCTACAGCAGTACTTCAGGCTATATCTTACTTCCAGGCATATGGTTATAACTTGCCAGCAAATGCTACAGTTGAAGAAACAGATAGATATTTAAGTAATCTAAAGATTGCATCTAATAGTATTGTTGTAGCACGTAATATGTTAGGGCAAATATCACCAGCATATCCAGCATTAAGGGATACAAAAGACCTGCCAAACTATATGAAGAATGTTGGAGTTACTTCATTTAAAGCAGAGTTCTGGGATATATACAATAGTATTCTTCGCAATGATTCAGAGAATGCAACAGATGCATTTGACCTAGCATTGGCTACATTCATTGGCAAGAACCCAGGTAAGTTAGCCTATATAGTTCCTAGAAACAATAGCACTATGAAGGTGTTTATTAACAAGACAGAAGAAGTAAAGAACTGGGCTGTTAATAACTCTAAGTTTATAGATACATATGGTGAAACTGCATATATCTTTGCCCCTAGGGTAGGAGAATATAACCCAGATGTTTATGCTTGGATGGAGTCTGAGGGTATATTAAAATTCCCTGAAGGTAAAGATGAGTTTAATAAGTATCTAAAGAACTATCTAAAAGATATTCAATTGTCAGAAGACCGCGAGACTTACTTTGCAATTGAGGATAATCAAAGGGCTGAGTTAGAAAAAACTACTGATGTAGACTTACGTAGAGAGATTATCTACAAGTCACAACTTGCCCGTAAATCTATGTTAAATTCTAACCCATACCTAAAAGAAGAAATTATGGGTAATATAGATAATCAAGGTGCATTAGAAACTAAGTTTAGAGCATTATCAGAGATAGTATCTAGCAAAGATAGCCCATTGGATAAGCGTTCAAGGGCTGCTATGCAATTAGTTGTTTCTGAGATAAGCCAATTCTTAAGCATTGTTAAAGATACAAATATGTCTAGCCGTTATGACTTTAGCGATGTAAAGGCTGCAAAGAAAGAAAGCATTAATAAAATAATTGAAGAGTACAGCAAAACATATCCAGAGATTAGAGAGGCAAATCGTATGATTTTCCGTTCACTATTAAACTCATACTCTAGGGATGTTACGATAGCATCAGCAGAGAAGGAGTAATATGGTAGAACCTACATATCAAACAGGAGCACCCCTCCAAACTAAAGACTATGCTGACCTAAACAAATTCTTTGGTTCTTCAGGTGAATATCAAATTACCTTTGACCAGTCTGGAAGATATCGTCAATTAGTTAAACAGGTAGGCGATAAGACCGTTCAGTACTTTTTATATGTATATCCAAATGGTGACTTTGCTCCCTTAACTGGAACTCAATATGTTGCTCAGGTTAAAAAAGATAATCCTGGTAAAAAACTAGAGGCTCTTAGAACAAGTTTATATAAGTCTGGAGACTTAGATAAGACTGGATATACCACTAAAGATAGCAATGCCTTTACTACCGCAATATTAAAGGCTGGTAATACTCAGTCTGTAGAGCAAGTAGATTCTTTTCTTATAGATAAGAAGACTAAGTTAACTCCATTCTTTGATTGGACAACAAGTCGCCCTGCCGCAATAGGTGGTCCTACAAAGACTGGCGTAGCAAGCACAGAGGCAGATGCTGGCGAAAGAATTAATATCTTTATGCAGCAATTGTTAGACCGTCCAGCCACTGCTGAAGAGAAGAAAGCATTCTATAATAAAGTTAAGGCTGCTGAGAAACTAGCAATTATCACCAAAAAAGAAATAGGTGGGGTAGATATAACTAGTGGTTCTAATCTATCAGAAGATGATTATAGACAAATTGCTTTTGATACCGTTAAATCATCTGTATTAAAACTATCTGATGAGCAGATAGGCTCAGGCACTGGTGCGTTAAGTCAATCAGTATCTAGCCTTAAAGAATATGCAACCTCATACGGAATCCAACTATCTAATCGTGAAGCCTTTAATCAGGTAATCAATGGTATGGTTCAAGGTGGAACCCTAAGTACTGGTAAATTAGATTCGCAACAACAGGCTATTAAGAATATGGCTAAAAGTTTTTATCCTAATCTGTCACAGATTATTGACAATGGTGGAACAGTATCTGCAGTAGCAGACCAGTTTGCATCTATAATGTCAGATACATTAGAACTTCCAAGACAATCAATTAGTGTATTTGATAAATCAATACAAAAAGCCCTTACCAATGAAGGAAAGCAAGGTGTTATGACTTACGGTAATTTTGAATTACTACTTAGAAACTCTCCTGAAACTGCATCTAAATGGGCTAATACTAAAAAGGCTAAAGAAGAAGCAGCAAGTTATGCTAATAGTATTCTTCAGAGTTTTGGATTAATGGCATAATGGGCGCAGCAGATGCTTTAAATTGGCAAAGAACAATGGTAAATCCACAGCCAGTAGTTGCTAGTGGTACGCCATTTGGTCAAGCAGGTAGTGCAACTCCAGTAACAAACACCCCAAGTGCTGCAAACCAGTATGGCGCACAAACTAAAACTGTAACTATTGATGGTAAAACATATACTGGTGTAGACCCTACAACTGGTAAACCACCTGCTGCAACTAAAATTGGTATGGTATCTCCATCTTCTGGGTTAACTATTACTGGCACAGAACGCAATGCTGCTAAAGAAGCAGAAGCAAAAGCGATAGGAATGACTTCAGAATACATTGCTTCTCGTGGTGGTATTAATTCACAGGGTTATTTTAATGATACTCCTTTATCTGGCCAATTAACTGCTGCGGAACAAAAGCAAGTAACACTTCCTAATGGTAGAACTGATACAAACGCTATGGCTCGTATCCTTCAGGAGAAACAAATTGCAGAATTAGTTTCTCAAGGTGTTTCTAAAGATGAGGCCACTAAAAGAGTATCTTCTCAATATGGTGAATACGGAATATCCGTTACAGCAAGTCAGGGCGGTTTTGATGCTCAAGGAAATTCTACACCTGGCGGTCAATATGATTCTAAAGGTAACTTTGTGGGTGGTGGTACTGCTCCTACTACTGGCACTGGTAGTATATCTCAAGAAACTCAAGATGCCTTTGCTATCTTAAAGTCAGCATTGTCTAACTATGGATTAGAAACTTTATATCCAGCAATTGAAGGATATATGAAATCTGGTTTAGGTCCTGAGCAGGCTAAACTAAAGATTAAACAAGAGCCAGTATACCAAGCAAGATTTGCTGGTAATGAAAAGCGTAGAACTGCTGGATTAAATGTTTTATCTGAGGCTGAATACTTAGCCCTAGAAGATGCATATAGCCAAACATTAAAGGCTTATGGGCAACAAACATACTTTGGCGCTACTCGCCAGGCCCGTCAGGCAACAATGGCTGACTTAATTGGTGGAGATGTATCCGCTACTGAGTTTAAAGACAGAATTGATTTAGCAGTTACTAGAGTAAATAATGCTAACCCATTAGTTAAAGAACAATTAAAAGCATTCTATAAGATTGAAGATGCAGACTTAGTAGGATACTTCTTAAGTCCAAAAGAAAACCTTCCTAAACTTGAAGAGAAGGTAAAGGCAGCAGAAATTGGTAGCGCTGCAGCATTACAAAATTTAGGAACTAGCCTAGCAACTGCTGAAGATTTAGCAAAGTTTGGCGTAGACCTAGCAACAGCACGTAGAGGATATGCAGCAATTGCGAATGTATTACCTACTGCTGAGAAATTAGGTCAGATATATTCAGAAGAAGGTATTGTATATGACCAGGCAACAGCAGAAGCGGAAACATTTAAGGGTCTAGCATCTGCACAACGCAAGCGTTTACAATTAGCAGAAAAAGAAATAGCAGCATTTAGTGGTAGGTCAGGCGTAAATAGAGCCTCCCTAACACAAGGCTCAGCAGGACAAGTATAGATTCCCTACACGGACCGACCAGCCCCGTGAGGTGTATAAGCCTGGGAGTAGAAGCCAGCCAGTTTCCCCGAACTGAACTGTGGTCTGCGAACTAATCAACGAATAGAAAGGGTGGTTGCTATGAGCAACAATTACTGGGAAGACGAAGACGAAGACCAAGATAACGATACACCTCTGCAAGGTGATGACTTAGTTAAGAAACTAAGAAAAGCCAAGCGTGCAGATGAAAAGCGTATCAAGGAACTTACTGAGCAACTTGAGGGTTTAACCAAGGTGCAGCGTGAGAGAGTCGTCAAGGAAGTCCTAGAAAAAAAGGGTGTAAACCTTAAAGCAGCAAGACTAGTACTAAAAGACTTAGATGATGTTAATGAGGAGACAGTTTCACACTGGCTCGATGATAACGCAGATTTGTTTGGAATCAATGTTCCTGCTCAGTCTAATGCAGATAACGTATCCCTTGCGGCATTACGCCAGCAAGATATCGTTACTCAAGGTGCAGTTACACCAGACCGTGAACAAGACTTTAATTCTAAGATTGACAATGCTCAATCTGCTGATGAGTTAATAGCGCTTATTCGCTCACAACAATAATACTCATAGTCACTTGGAGGTGACAAATGCCTAATTCATATGTATCAACAGGTTCTTCCTCTTTAGGAGGTACCGCTGGTGCTGCTGGTTTGGTGCAGAAGGCGTATGACCGTCTTCTTGAGTTTGCTCTCCGTTCTGAACCACTAATTCGTTCAGTCGCAGACAAGCGCCCAGCACGCCAAGCAATCCCAGGTTCAACAGTTGTTCTACAACGCTACGTTGACCTAGCCGCTGCAACTACTGCTCTAACAGAAACAACTGACCCAGATGCAGTAGCAATGTCAACACCAACCTCAGTAACCATTACTCTTAATGAGTACGGTAACTCAGTGTTGGTAACTCGTGCATTAGAGTTATTCTCTCTTGCAGATGTTGACCCTGCAATCGCAAACATTATCGCTTACAACCTAGCAGATTCTATTGACTCCGTAGCAATGACAACATTGCGTCAAGGAACCAACGTAATCTACTCAGGTTCAACAGCAACATCAACTGCAACAATTACTGCAGCAGCAACTTTAAGTTCTGCCAACGTTTTAAAAGCAGTTGCAAAACTACGTGCCAATCAGGCAGTACCTCGTAAGGGTTCAAACTTCTGGGCTGGTATTCACCCAGAGGTATCTCACGATTTCCGTCTTGCTACTGACACAGGTAACTGGTTAGTACCAAACCAATATGGTGCTTCACAGGACCGTGTATGGGCTGGAGAAATCGGAGTATACGGCGGAGCATACTTCATTGAGACTCCACGTATGTACAACGCAACTGATGGTGCTTCATCAGCACGTGTATACCGCACAATTATTTGCGGACAGCAAGCACTTGCTGAGGCTGTGGCAGAAGAGCCACACACAGTTATCGGACCAGTAGTAGACAAGTTAATGCGTCATCGCCCAATGGGTTGGTACGGCGTACTTGGCTTTGCTCGCTACCGCGAAGAGGCTCTATACAGAATCGAATCAGGTTCTTCAATTGCTTAGTTGATTGACGGTAAGACACTGTTTATACGGCGAATACGTTGCAGTGTCTTACAGTAAATTCATTAAGGAGAATAATGGCAGACTATGTTTTCAAAACCCCTACGGTCCGTGAAGGACCAGCAGGTGGTGCTAGATTATTTTACTTTTATAAATTAGATAGAGGCATTAGTGTTGCTAAATCTGGTGCTACTTATAGTTTAGTTAGATATCCAGTAGATGAAGATATAGCAGACTATGATGAATTTTATCGTGGTGGCTATAATCATATAGTTAACGATGCTACTAAAGCAGCATTAATTGCTGGTGGTGTAGGAATAACGGAAGCAAACTTTACAGCGATATGAGTTTACATCAGATAAGAGTGCATCCAGAATTTGTAGAAGGATGCTTTGGTTGCAAGATTGGTACTCTAGAACTAGCACCTGGAGATGCTAGAAAACCAATTGCCCAAAAGAAATGGGACGGAGAATTGGCTGCTTATCGGGCTGCTAGGGCCGAAGGTATCCAACCAGGAGGGACAACTTGGCGGCAAATCAATGCAGCACGGGAAGCCTCTGAAAAGTTAAACAAACCATATAATGCAGACACTATGCCAGCGGCTCATAAAATAGACCAACGGGTAGCAAATACTATGCGAGAGGTAGGAATGTAATGCCAAAAGTAGGAAAGAAAAAATTCCCATATACAGCCAAAGGAAAGGCTGCTGCCAAGGCTTATGCTAAAGGCGAGAAAATGGAATCTAAAGCAGAAAAAAGAATGGAAATGAAAAAGGGTATGAAAAAGATGGGCAAAAAAAAGTAGTATGAATACCCCTAAATCAAAAAAAATGACAGAATCTCAAAAGCGTGAAAAGATTCTTAAAGATTTTGGTATGACAATATCTCCTAAGGGTGTGGCTGCAGCAGAGGCTGCCGCTAAAAAAGCACTAGAAGAAAAGTATCCAGGAATGTTTATACCTCAAACACGTACAACGGCTGGAGTAAAGAAAGTTGGAAAAAAGAAATGAAAGCCAAAAAGGGAATGGGCTTCAAAGCAGCCCAGAAGCAGATTGCGAAAAAGCAAGGAATCTCTATGGCAGGTGCTGGAGCAATCTTGGCTGCGGGTGCGAGGAAAGCAAGTAAGGCTGCTAAGAAAAAGAACCCTAATCTATTAAAGGTTAAGGGTATGAGAAAAGCAGGACGAGGAAAGTAATGTCATCGGGTCAACGTAAGCGTCACGACGGTTGGAATAAATCAATTATACGGGATGGTGTAATTGTTATTCTCCGTAAAGACGGGCGCGAAAAAATGCGCCTTGACCCAAAGACAAAAGAAAGAATTAAGGGGAGTAAATGAAAGATTCAAGATTAAAGAGAGCAGGAGTATCTGGCTTTAATAAGCCAAAACGTACTCCTAATCATCCAACTAAATCACACGTAGTAGTGGCTAAGGTTGGTAGCCAAGTTAAAACAATTAGATTTGGACAGCAAGGTGTAACTGGGGATAGACAACCTACTGCTAGACAGAAATCATTTAAGGCACGTCACGCTAAGAATATTGCCAAAGGCAAGATGTCTGCAGCGTATTGGGCGGATAAAGTAAAATGGTAGCCAAGAAAAAAACAAAGTCTAAAGTTAATGCTGCTGGTAACTATACTAAACCTGGTATGAGAGCAGCACTATTTAAGAAGATTAAGGCTGGTTCTAAGGGTGGAGACCCAGGAGAATGGTCAGCCCGTAAAGCACAATTACTTGCAGTTCAATACAAAAAGGCAGGCGGAGGTTATAAGTAATGGCACTTGCTAAATCTCAGAAGTCTTTAAAAGATTGGACTGCACAAAAGTGGAAAACATCTGATGGTAAGCCATCTAAAGGCAAGAAAAGATATTTACCTGAAAAGGCTTGGGCTGCATTAAGTCCTGCTGAAAAGGCTGCTACTAATAAAGCCAAGGCTGCAGGTAATGCTAAAGGTAAACAGTTTGTAAAACAACCTAAATCAATAGCCAAAAAAGCAGCAAAGTACAGATAGGGACACAGGGGACTATGAGCAAAAAAGATTCTATAGCACTTGTATGGTGTGACAATGGAATGGTAGATGGTAAGTTTATGCAAGGCGTAGCAGATGTAATGCTAAAGTCTGGCGTAGAGTTTGCTACTACATTACGTAGTCAAGGTAACCAAATTGCTAGACAGCGACAAACAGTTATTGATTACTGGTTTGATAAGACTGATTATGAATGGCTACTATGGGTAGATTCAGATGTAGTAATTAGTCCAGAAAAGTTTGAACTACTATGGGATAATAAGGACGCAGAAAAGCGTCCATTGATTACTGGAGTATATTTTACTACAGATAATCCTGAAGAACCTTTAATGATTCCAATGCCTACAGTATTTAGTTTTGTTAATGATGGAGAAGGTGGCTTTGGATTATCCAGAGTACATCCACTACCTGAGAATCAATTGATTAAAGTTGATGCAGCAGGTATGG